ATGGTGGAATGCACGAGGCTTTATCTGAAAATTCGCGGTTATCGTTTGCAAAAAAAATAATGAAACTCCAATCAGAAATTGATGCAATAAATACTGATATGAAGTTGGTAGAAAAAGGCGAAACTCCACGATCAATTATTTTAAAAATGATGTCCGGGAAACAATATAAAGAGTATCTAAATGCTCAGAATTATGTTGTCAGATATAAAGGTTATTTAAAGAAATCCGATCTCTCATCTGAGCAAATAAAAAATTACCAGGGTAAACTAAAACAGTACGAAAATAAAGTTGAATCTTATTTTTAAATATGTCGAACATTAGGAAATACAGCCAATTTGAGCAAATAGAAATGTACTATACAGATGATGCGAATTTATCTGATAGTCAACGTTCAATTGCTGAACGTTGGGAGTTGGCGTTTTCTTTATTACAAAAACATAAATCTCGAAAAATTGCAGTCATCAAATTGATGGCGGCTGAAAAAATAAAAGGCAATACGTTAAGCAACGCACAGGCTTATCGTGACGTGAAAAAAGCGGAACAGCTCTTTGTTCCTTTGCGAAAATATTCTAAGGATCTATTGCGACACGTTTTAATTGAATCTGCAATGCAGGACTTGGAGGAAATTAAAGAGAGAATGTCTGATAAGCCTGATGATTTGGGTAATAAAAATAGACTTTCCGATGCGCAATGGATTAAATTAATGGAAACCAAGCACAAAGTTGAGTTTCGATTGATTGAGCTATCAGGATTAGATGAAGACAATTCAGACATGCCAGACTTTTCAAAGCTGGAGGTGCATAATTATGAAATAAAACTTCCTGAAGGGACAGCAAAAATGCTGAAGAATATCGTTAATCAGGGTGTAGTTGATGCAACTGATTTAGCCCGGACATTAAATGCGGAAGATGTAGAAGACTTGAACGATGAAGAAAGCGAAGAATGAACCTTTTAAGAAGTTAGAATATAACATCGCGCAAATGTTATTCATTCTGTCTAATGTGCTCATTACCGTTTTAGAATGGGGGCGAGGCACTGGCAAATCAACGATACTTGCCCGCCGTATAATTGATTGCGTTACACAGATGCCACGCTCAACTGGTGCTTTAGCTGCATCATCTTACACGCAAATTAAGACCAGGACATTGCCATCAACTATTGCGGGTCTTGAATCACACGGCATATACAAAGATATTCACTATTTTGTTGGCAAACGTCCGCCTAAATCATTTAAATTCCCCGAGCCTTATGAACCGCCACTGGATTACAAGAATGCTATCATCTTCTGGAATGGAACAGTCTTAGTATTTGTGTCCCAAGATAAGTCTGGATCAAGCGGTCGAGGAATGAACGTTGATTGGGTAGTCGGTGATGAAGCTGCATTACTTAAAGAAAAGCAATTTGAAACAGATATACTGCTCACAAATCGTGGAAATAAGAAACGAATTGCTGAATATCCAGACGAATCATGGAAGTACTTTGAAAAATGCCCGCTTCATCATTCTATATTGCTAGCCACCTCCACGCCAATAACATTAGAAGGACGTTGGATTCTTAAATACGAGAAAGAAGCCAAGAATAATCCCAACAAGGTTAAATTCCTGCGGGCATCTGCTGAAGTGAATAGACACAACCTTGGTGATGAGTTCTTTGAGACAGCTAAGGCTGTCATGCCTCCTGATCTCTATGATGCTGAAGTGTGTAACATTCGTATGAATGTGATAGACAATGGCTTCTATCCTAAATTATCAGAGACTAAGCATGTCTACAATCCTACATCGTACAAGGATTACCTATCGGATAAGTCTGATCGCATTTGGAAGACCGACAAAGATGTTGACATGGCCGAGCCGTTGATCCTTGGCATAGATTGGGGCTCACGCATCAACTGTATGGTCGTTGCCCAGGGTGACAGACAGGAGCTAAAGTTTATCAACAACCTATATGTCAATTCTCCACAGATTGTAGATGATTTGATTGAGGAGTTCATTAGGTACTATAATGATTTCCCTAACAAAGATATATATATCTGGTATGATCCCACAGGGAACATCAAGACAGCCAATTCCAGAGTCACAGTAGCCCAACAAGTAAAGAAGCGACTGCAAGATGCTGGATGGGATCCTCAACTAATGACACAAGGATCGCACAATGAACTGCATGAGCATAAGCACAACCTGTGGAACAACATCTTACAGGAGGACAGCACCAAGTCCTTCCCTAAGGTCAAGTTCAATCGCTCCAACTCTTCTGAGCTTTGGATAAGTATGACCAGTGCCGGCGCCGTTCAAGCTAGAGATGGATCTACCAAGAAGGATAAACGCTCCGAGAAATCTAAGACTATACCACAGGAGCATGCTACTCACCTAAGTGATGCGGCGGATGTCATTGTCGTTGGAATGTTCAACGAGTTGATGTTTATGGAGGTGACCGTGTCTGATCCTATTATGATGTAAGATCCTTTTTTAAAACTTCTTCAGCACATATCCTTTATTTTACATGCGTGATGCTGCAAATCGCATCATTGGCCGCCGAGATTTTCTGTCGTAAAAATACACAGCTCTAGCCAACAATCGAAGTCAATGTATTGATTGTAAAAAAGTAAGCGCTTCAAAAATGATACAGGTTTTTGATGTTTTTCTAAAATTAAAAGCATGTTTATATCCGTCCTTTATTTTCAGTTGAAATGGCAGTAATATTGTTTTATGAAAACGATTACAATGAAAGAAATGTTGGAGACAATGGAATCGGGGAATCCTTTTTCAGTTTCATTTGTGACGTTTGATCGGCAACGAAAAACAGGCGGAAAAGTGCGCCAAATTAAACAAGCAATTTTAAATAAACACATACAAAAAGATTCATCATCAACTGATGAACAGCCAAAACCCCAGAAAAAAGAGCGTGTTCGAGAAAGTAGAAATCCTCATCATTTTGAAAACTCGACACGCTCTATTCGTATTCTGGTAAATGGGTGCAAGACCAGCACGGTGAAAAAGCTTCATATTTTTCTTGTGCTAAAATTTAACGACAAAAAATTAATGCTTTAATAAATGGGAAATTCAGATGTTGAATATTTAGGCGGTGGTACTTTTGCAGGGCTTGTCAATAAGCGTTCAGGTTTTATGATCACTTCCAAAGAAAAGGCAAATACAAATAAAAATAGCACAAAGCCTCCTTTTATAAATTCGGAAACTGAGGGTGCCAGTGATGAGTGGCAAAATTGGGGCACGGATAATTTATGGCCAACTCGTGTTCGTAAGATCGTTGAAGAATCAACCGTAGCAGCGCCACTAATTTATAAAGCAGTGTGTAGCATGTACGGTGCTGGCATCGTTTATTGGCAAGATATTCGTGAAGGTGATAAAATCAAAAAAAATTTTTCGGCTATTGCTAAAGTAGATGAGTTTTTAAATGAAAATCCAGTTGATTTTATTGCGCTTGAGCGAATGATGGATTTTAAATACTTTAATAACATTTTTCAAGAATACATATTAAACATCAAGAAAAATAATATCATTTCGACTCATCATTTGGAAGCTGAGTTTTGTAGGCTTTCTGTTCAGAATAAGAACACCAATGAATTTGATTTTATCGGTTTTTTCGGTGACTGGGAAAACTTAGATGCTGAAAAAGTCACTTCTATTCCAAATGTAGTTTGGAAACGCAAAAATAGACCTCAAATTTTAGAACAGGCAAAAAAGAAAAAGAAGTTTGCAACACATTCAAAATTTCCTTCTCCTGGGCGACCAATTTACGGTGCTCCACCGCATCAAGCTTTATACAACAAAGACGGATGGCTTCAATATTCAAACAAAATACCTAAAATTTTAAATGCTGTTGTGGCAAATGGCATGAACATCAAATATCACATACAAATTCCTGCCAACTATTGGAAATCTTCTTATCCAAAATGGGAATCTTACAGCGCTGAAAAGCAGTCCGATTTAAAAAAGACCAAATTGGAAGAAATGAACGACTGGTTAACGGGTGCAAATAACGCGATGAAATCATTT